AAAGCTAGTAATGTTTGACTTGGCTCCTTATAAGGTAGAGCCATAATGTTGTCTCGGATACTACCAGAGGGTACATCTACGTCTTTCCACTCCCCTGGTTCAATAGGCGCAGCATCTCCTTTAATACGTAATCCACGAGATTTAAGACCCCCTGGGAGATTAGAGAGAGTGCCAGCATCAACAAGCTGACGAATGATTGAAGTTCCTGCACGAGAATAACCTCCTATGATATGTATTAATCCAAGTCCATAAAAACCAAACCCTGGTACATAAACGTAATGTACAAAATGTTGTCTTTTTAACATTAACTGGTCATCTGGGTTCCAGTTTCTTCTTATAGATAAAATTTCGCTAGAACCTCGTTCTATAGTAACAATGTAAGGTTTAGCAATTTCATCTTCAGAACCATCTATTCCTTCTATAACTAAGTCGGCATGTACCTCATATAATGTAAATCTTTCATCATCTGTAAGGGAATACCCCCCTTCTTCAGCTTTTCTCTCTTCAATATCAGTATGAAAGGATTGAGGTTCTCCTAAGTCTACATCACGATAAAAACCGTTCATTTGTAGCTTCTTTAACTCATTCTTTGTTTTTCGCATTACATGAGTAACACGTTCTGCTGTTTCTATGTTAGAAGCACCATAAGGTACAATAACATCTTCTGCAGGTATATAAACAGCACATTGTCTACCTAAATTAGGATCATAGTAAACTTTCTTAAAAGCAGAACCTGCTAACCCTAAACTATACAATAATCTTTCATGTTCAGGTCTATATTCTACCATACGTTCAGTAAGTTCATAGTTCATGTCTGCTTTTACACGAGCAGCTGCTTCTTCTTTGTCTTTTGTCTCTTCCCCTAGTATTTTAGTCTTGACAGGACCTGCTGCAGGGAATGTTTCGCTCATTGTTTCCGCTTGGAATCTAATAGCTGCTTCGGCTAATACTGTAGAATAAACTCCACACGCACCCTCCCAAGGTTCGGTACGTTCTTCATATTTGAACCCCAGAACGTCCAGCCCCCTTACAAATGTGTCTGCCCAGTCTTTTCGACTATCCACGTCAGAATCTACCATCTCTACAATATCATTTGACAGTAAATTCAACTCTTTATCTTCTAAAGTTTCAGCGATATTTTCGTCAAAACCACCCGTACCTGCGTTCTCCATCCCAGGAATAATAGTTACTTCTACACTACCATCATCCATTGTTACCATTTCTGGATTAACAATTTCGATCTCCATATCCGCACCATTAGGTGTTGGTTGGATACCTTGCGGTGCTTGATATAATCCTTTTTCTATGGCCATTAGTAACTTCCTTTTAATAATATCCGCTGTTTTTTCTTCTAAAGTACCTTATCTCATCTGCTTCGTCATTTGGCAACCTAATAAAACCACCTTGTCTAAATCTCATCAGTGCCATAACCATGGAGTCCACAAGGTCATCATGACTCATAAATGGAAATCCTGCAACCTCTTCTATCAATTCTTCTGCCCATCTTGTTTCTGGAGCCCATACTAAACCAGATGATACTATATCTGTAACAGAATTTAAACGGGCTAATTTATCTCCTGATCCTCTATGGGGGGTATATTCCTGTACAGGTATTCCCATTCTACGCATTTCTTGGTAAATAGCCGTTCCAGCACTCTTTTTCTCCACAATAAACGAATCAGGTTCCCATTCATCGTATTCTTCCATAGACAGTTCTTTTAGTTCAGGAAACTCTAAACGCTTCTTTATACTGTTCAAAAGTATAATATGATGCTCATTTTTGTCTTCATTTAAGAAAACACCCCATGTTGTGAGGGCTGTAAAGTCTGCTCTGTTATGTGTTTCAGCAGCTGCGTCTAACGACATAATAATGTAATCACATACGGGAGGTTGCTCCTGTTTCCACATTTGCCACCATTCTCGTTTGATAATAGACGCTTCTTCAGCGGTTGGTTGCTGTTGATACTGTGCGTTCCACTGGAACACGGGCATAGAAGCTTTTGTACGGTGTAATGCTGGTAAATCAAAAAACGCAGGCCATAACGGTTTTTCTACCTCTTCTTTAGTCTTTTTATCCTCTACTTTTAATATAGCAGGGAACTCTACAACTTCATACTGATCCGAACCTTGGTTCTGTACCATGTCTTTTGTCACACGACCTGTCAGATCATCCATGTGCCAACGCGTTTGTATGATAGCTACTCGCCCACCAGGCATAAGACGTGTACGTGCACCAAAAGTAAACCAGTCATAAGCCTTCTCAAAGATTTCAAAGTTACCGTTGATGACATCTTGTTCAGAGTGAGGATCGTCAACAAGAAGCAAATCAGCACCGCGACCCGCAATAGATGAACCGATTCCACAGGCATAGTATTCACCTCCAACATTTGTATTCCATCGACCCGCTGATTTAGAGTCTACTGCTAAACTCACAGTGGGAAATATCTCTTTATAAGCGTCTGTTGCAATCAAATTACGTACTTTTCTACCAAAGTCCACCGCTAAATCAGTCGTATGGGACACCATCATAACCTTTTTATTAGGATTTCGCCCTAAAAACCAAGCTGGGAACATAATAGAAACAAGCTGTGATTTACCATGTCTAGGGGGTATATTTACACAAATTCTGTCTTTTTCGCCTTTTTCTATGTCCATTAACATGTTTGCAAGTAATCTGTGATGCCTACCCGCTATATAATCGGACTGCATATGCTTACAAAACGATATTAAATCATTAAAAGCAGCTTCATTACGCTTTCTTTTAGATAGCTCACCCACTAATTTATCTATTTCTTCCACTTCATCATGGTCAAAATCGTCTAAATTAGCTAACATTTGCTGAATTTCAGCCTCAGAAAAATCAAAATCCGTCTTGGTCGCTGTTTCTGGCATTATTTTTGTGCTTTTTCTTCCTTGGGAGTATCTTGTTCTTTAATTGTATCACTTTTTGTTGGAATTGTCTCGCTATTAAGCTGTGAGCTTGCGGATTTCTCTTCTTTGGGAGCTTCATCTTCTTCTTTTAGCCCTAATTCTTCGTCAACATCTATAGATTTACCGTCTATAACCACAGCATCTTCTGGATTTACCAATTTTGTCAGCTTCATACGTAATTTTTCTCTTAAATCGTCTGTTGACTGGTGTGTTACTGTTACTTCTGACTTTTCTGCAAATAATCCAACGTCAGATATCTTTCCTAAGAGCTCTAAAGCACGTATTCTAACTCTCGGATCAGGGTTATCTGTCTCTAATAGTAATTTATTGGTTACTAAATGCCGAATTTGCATAGAATTTTCGACAACTGACCGCCCAAATTCCTGTAAAACATTGTCCGCCAACACTAAAGATGCGGGTCTTAACGTTGAAAGCTTCTTATTTGTTATTTTCCGTGACGTTCCTTCTGGGTCTCCAGAATAAACCGCAGATATTCTAGCTGTAACATCTTTATCCTCTTTGTTTGGCTCAAGATCTAGACCGTGATCTTCTAGTTCCTTGGCTGTATTAGCCGCGGCTTTCACTCGTTCCCTAAGATCTTGGGGCGGTGAGCTGCTATCCAGAGCGATTCCTAATTCAGGTTCTATTCTAATTGTCATCTTTTTCGCAGGTTGTTAACCGTTGGTGTGTGACCTCTGGTGGGTTGAAACCGAATCTATTATTGTACTAAAGAGGCCACACATATCTATATATACCAAAAATTTTTTATTTGTAAAGTAGTTGGGACTCCTATAGGGGGGTCTTTCTGTGTAGAACTCAAAAAACACAGAATTATTCGTGTAAATTAATAATATATAGAAGAGCATGTTACTAAGTCAAAAAAAGTGGGTCATGGGGGTAGGGTATGGTCTAGCTATCGAGGATTGTTTAGCTTTGGTAAAAGCTAATAAACTATAACAAGTCATGCCATATGATGCTGAGATCTATTGATTAATCCAATTAGATATGGTTATATTAACTTATCAAGACGCAATAACAATAACTGTTGTTGTGGGACTTGTGTTAATAATCTTGAAAGGATTATACTATGACTATCAATTCAAATTACTTATCTATTACTGACAGTGTTACTTCTTTATCTTCAGTATGGGATAACCTACTAACTATATCAGGTGAAGATGCAAGGTATCAAGGTAAGTCTGAAGACTGCCAAACTAAGATGGCACGAGAGATTGCTATCCTTATTAAAGATGGTCATCTTACCACTGAGAACTATAACATGATGTTAAGTCCAGCTAAAATTACGCGTAAAGATAATAAGACTAAAGTTAATTACGCAATGTCAATGATAGCTAACGGTAAAGCTGATGAACTTGAAACACAATTTGGTGATAAGTATAAGCCAGAAGAATACTTTGCTTTTATGAAGTCACTATGTGAAAACTATGGTCAGTTTGCTAATGAATGTGACATTAGTTTATGGGATTATTTCTGTATGAATAAAACAGAACAATCTGTATTCTTAACCAAACATCAAGTTAGTGAAGGATCAAAAGCAATTGATGGTTTAAAAAACCAAATGGCAACAATGAAAAGAATTGCTGTTAAATTGCTCGGTGTTTCTGGTAAAGATACTGACCGTAAAACAGATTTGCAAAAGGCAACAGATAAGTTGACTGGTGCATTAAAAAATCTTGACGGTGAAATTCCTGCATACGTTGACGTTGCTAAGGCTAGTGAGTTTGTAGCTAAAGCATTAAATGTCTTGGCTACTCCAAAGGCTAAGCCATCTACTAAATAATACAATCGGAGGGTGTAAAAACCCTCCTTTTTTTTGTCCTTTTGATACCAGTTATCAATGTAGCTGTGAGTCGCCCATGTATAACGTGTTATATGATACCAGTTATCAATGTAGCTGTGAGTCGAGTGCAGCTGCAGCTGTTACCTAAAGAAGCACGTGTTAACAAGTTACCATGTGTTTAGCCTTTATAAAAGCTAATGTTCCACAATGTTCCAAATGTTCCATTTTTATTTTGCAAAAAGGTACATTAGGTTTTAATAACTAAACGTAGTAGATCGTTGTAAACAGTGAAGTTTAGTGCATAAGATTTGTGCTATATTTATCACTATATATATAATGTTCCTTTTTTAAAAATATATATGTATCTAGCAGGATTTCGACCCTCAAGGTTTTCTCTAATGTTCCACTTTCAAAATCATCTCCACAGACATACACTCTCTGAAAAAAACGGAACAATGGAACATTACTTTATTATCAATAACTTACGCGTAAAAAAAAGGGAACATTACAAATCATTTTGGAACATTACACAATCCACCACAATATACCACCAAAACACACCAAAACATATCTCTCCAAATTACTTGACACAAACTGATACATATGCTACTATGTATGTATAATAAAAAAAGTATCAATTTAACAAGGAGAACACAAATGAATATTCAAGACACATCTTTAGCGAACATTACTGCACCAACATTAAACTCTAGTGCTATGTTGGTAGAGGTTAACATCTCTAAGTGGGAAGGCAGAAAGCTAGATAAGAAAGCATCAGAGGAAGTAACGAATACTCACAATGCTAACATTGGTATTGCAAATGTACACAAGAAGTTACTAGGTGATTGCCAAGAACTTGATACAATAAAAAAGTTTGTCAGTAATGCTAGAAACATACATTACGCAATGACATTGCCTTGGAGCAAGTCTGGACTACAACTTATCCCCACATCTTTATATTTCAAATACAACAAGCAGATGTCAGAACTGCAACAAGAGTTTCACAGACTATGTGATAACTTCTTTGCTATCTATGAACAATCTATTGTAGATGCCAAGGACAAACTCGGCACGTTATTTCATGCAGACAACTATCCATCACTTGAGAGTATCAAATCAAAATTCAAATGGTCAATGAACTATATACCATTACCAGAGAGTGGTGACTTTCGTATTGATATTGGTAACGAGGGTTTGAAAGAGGTGCAAGAACAGTATGCGTCTTTCTATGAGGAACAACTATCCAGATCTATGAATACTGCATGGCATAGATTACATGACGTGTTATCACGTATGTCTGAAAGACTAGATTATTCAGGTGACGAAGATAAAAAGACATTTCGTGACACACTAGTTACCAATGTTGCAGATGTTGTCGATCTACTAGATCACTTCAATCTTACTGGTAATGCAGACATGAAATCAATGAAGTCTAATTTAGATAAAGCCTTGCGAGGTGTTACACCAGATGCTTTACGCGAGGACAGTGATTTACGGCAACAAACAAAACAAGCCGTAGATAAAGCAATCAAGGCATTGCCAAGTCTTGATATATAATTGTAACCAAAAATAAAGGAGAACTAAAATGGCAAATTCAGCAACAACAATGTACGCACTATCTTTAGATCAATGTGTAAAAGCAATCATTGCAGGTGGTAACAAACGAACTGTATTGATGCAAGGTCATATAGGTACGGGTAAATCATCAACATTATATATGCTTGCTAACTTGTTACCAAACTACATGGCTTGTTACTTTGATTGTACAACTAAAGACTTAGGTGACTTGTTGATACCTAAACTCAAAGACAAAGACGGTAACGACTATGTTACATTTGCAACCAACGAAGAACTTGGGTTACATCTTGCAAACACTCCGATCATACTGATGGTTGACGAGATTGGTAAAGCTAACCCTGCTGTGTTCAATGGTTTGTTACGTCTTATCTATGAGAGAAAGATAGGTAGCTATGAAATGCACCCAGACAGTTTATTATTTGCGACTACCAACTTAGGTACAGAGGGTGTAGGTGATATCATACCACCACATGGTCGCAATCGTATTACTGTTGTACAAGTACGCAAGCCAGACCACATGGAGTTTATCGAATGGGGTATCAACAATGACATGGACAGTACTGTACTTGGTTGGGTCAAAGACAATCCACACTTGTTACATACTTTCGAAGATGTAAAGACACCAGAAGATAATCCATACATCTTTCACCCACAAGCAACACAAACATCTTTTGTTACACCGAGGTCGTTAGAGTGTGCAAGTGATTGGGTAAAGTTACGGGATCAGTTTGATGACCACACACTAACAAGTTTACTCATGGGTTCAATAGGTGAACGTGGTGCTATGGACTTGATGGCATTTGTTAAACTAGCAGATGACTTGCCAAGTCTTGATAGTATCAAGAAAGAACCAAAGACAGCCAAAGTACCAACAACTGCTAGTGGTGTAGTCATGGTTGTGTATCGTACACTTGCTAACCTTGAGAAAGATTGGATCAACAACTGGCTAGACTATATGTTGCGTCTTGATAAAGAAGCACAAGGTCTATTCGCCAATGGTGTGAGGTCAGAGAAATATGCAAAGAGATCAATGGTGATGACCAACAAGAAATTCACCGATTGGGCTATGCAAAATAATTATATGTTTGTAGCAGATAAAAAATAGGAGGACTAAATGCGAGGACGTAAATTTAGAAGAGTAATGGCTAATCAAAAGCGTCAGAAGAGACGTGTAATCAAGGCTCTCAAATACCTCAAGGAGGTAGCCCAGGAGAAAACACAAAAGGAGGACATGAAAACATGTTACAGATAGGTAAACAACTAACACCTGAGCAACGACTAAGTAAAGCCGTTGTTGATATCATGGGATCACCGAAGTATATTGCACTTGCAGGTATACTGATGATTGGTGATCGTAAAATAATAAACGACCCTCTTGAGAAAGGGGGTTGTGATACTGCGTGTACCAATGGCAAACACGAGTGGTACTATCGTGACTTTATTGAGAAACTCAATGATGCAGAACTTAGGTTTCTTGTATTACATGAGAACTATCACAAGTTATATAAACATCTCACCACATGGAAACACTTGGTGCAAGATGATGCAGAGAGATCAAACGTAGCTATGGACATGGTTATCAATACCAAACTTGTCGCTGACAACGAAGATGGGTTTGCCACAATGTCTGGTGAACTTGAGAAAGGTTGTTATGACGAGAAGTATGAGGGTTGGGATACTGCCAGAGTTTACCATGACTTACCAAACAAAGAGAAACGAGGTAAAGGTGGAGGTAAAGGTAGTGGCTCACTACCTGATGG